GACTTGGGTTGGAATACTCCTCAGAACGATATCTACGGTGCGGCTGTAGTAAACGATAAAGTATTCGCTGAAGACGTTAAAGATCTATACAGCTCTACATACGGAGCATCATACGAAGAAGATTATGCGGCTAACTGGCCAGCAGGTAATGGCGGTACATATTACTGGATGTCGGGAGGTCCTTACATTAAGTATGGTGGACAAACTATAGCTGCCGCTGAAGGTTTTCAATATCATGTAAGAGGTATTCAGTGGGATTATAACGGCTATGCCTTTGGGCGTATTATGGTTTGTGATGGAGAAGGCGATAACCTAATTAAACACCCTACACTAAACGCTCCTTGGTATCTAGAGCCTAAGTTTAAAAACTCTACAGGCACGGCTCTAAATTCTGAAAGTGCTATCGGTTCAGCGCTCGCTATGTCTAATGGTGATATTGCCGCTGGGTCTTGGATATTGGACGATTCTCCGAACAACTATACGGAGTATCCTGTTGATTGCGGGTTCGTAAGTATTTGGCACTTCGGTAGCACGGGGAAACTTGGCCAAGCTTCAATGTTTGAATGTATATCCTAAGAGCTATTGTATTATCTCTATTTGTAATAACGGCTACGGGGTGTGAGTCCCTCACCCCTATAGCTTCTGCCTTTTCAGCTGTTAATATCGCTAAAGAAGTTATTAAAGCTGAAAACCCTCCTCCAGCTAAAGTTACAGCTGTCGGTGAGCAGCCTTCACTTGTAGTTGGCGATGCTGAAACTCTACCCCTACCTAATATAACATTTGATGAAGAGAAAGCTTTGAATTCTATCCCTGCTTGGTTAATACTAATAGTTATCGTTTCTGGAATACTCACCCTTATAAATAGCATCAGGCATCATTATAATAATAAAAAAGAGGTGTATCATGATTCCAGTGGAATTGATAACGATGGCGGGCGGAGCAGCGATGGGCGGTTTGTTCAAGTTCATGGAGAATGCACAGAAGAACAAACAAGCTCAGATGGAAATGCTGATGAAAGACCGTCAACAGAAGGCGGACATCCGCAACGCAGACCGAGAGTCATCATCCAAGTCGGCAGACGCAGCAGCTAAACGTACCGACGATCCATTTGCTAAAATGACTAGACGTATCTTCGTCTTGTCTATGCTAGCGATGGGTGCTTGGGCAATGACTGGTGGTTTAGTTGGTCTTGATATCGTTGTACCAGTAGAAACTCAAACAGGCGGTTCATACCTATTTGGTATAATCGATACAACAAAGACTGTTACTGAGTATCTGAGGTTCGACAATGCTATAGTTCACTTTGAGTGGCTCAAGATATCTATCCTAGCAGCAGGCTCTTTCTATCTTGGTAAATCATAACCATTATAAATAGTTCCAGTTAAATTTAATCACTGGAACTTTTTTTATGGCAACTCCAACGACTAGAACCGAGTTTAAAAAATACTGCCTTCGAGAACTCGGTGCGCCAGTAATAGAAATCAACGTAGACGAAGATCAGGTACAAGACCGCATAGATGACGCTCTTGAGTATTACCGTGACTTTCACTACGATGGAACTGAATTCGATTACTACAAGCACGTTGTAACGCAGACAGATATTGACAACGGTTACATTACTCTTCCAGAATCTATTATTGGCGTAAACGGTATCTTTCCTATCGGTACAGGTCTTAACGCCAACAACTTATTCAACCTTCGTTATCACATCACTCTTAACGAAGTGTTTAACTGGGCGCACGGTCAATTCTCTAACTACACTATGACTATGGAACGTATTGCTCTCATGCAAGAGATCTTTGTAGGCAAGCAGTTAATTCGTTACAACCGTCATACCGATAGACTATACGTAGACACTGACTGGAAAACTAAAGTTCAGCCAGGAGAGCATATCATTGTTGAGTGTTACAAAACCGTAGATCCTGATGAGTTCAGCGATGTATGGGGCGACCGTTGGTTACGTAAATATGCGACTCAACTAATCAAACGTCAGTGGGGAACTAACCTTAAGAAGTTCAGCGGCATGCAGCTTCCTGGAGGATTAACCTTTAATGGCGAACAAATCTACAACGAAGCCGATGAAGAGATTAAGAGGCTCGAAGAAGAAATGATCAACACTTACTCACTACCAACGTTTGATATGATAGGCTAGAATTATGCCTACTATTAATCATTACTTCAACAACTTTCAAAACTCGATGGAGCAAACGCTTATCGAGGATTTGATAATAGAATCTATTAGAGTATATGGGCTAGAAGTATTCTACATGCCTAGAACTCTAGTTGCTGATGATGAGTTGTTTAGTGAAGATGTATTGTCTAAGTTTGAAGATGCGTACCCAATCGAGATGTACATCAAGTCTGTTGATGGCTTCGAGGGGGACGGAGACTTCCTATCTAAGTTCGGTCTGGAAATCCGTGACGAAGTTACACTTACTGTAGCAAGACGTCGCTTCGGTGAGGAGATAGCAGCCTACGACACAACAGAAGGCATAGGTCGCCCATCTGAAGGGGATCTAATTTATCTCCCTCTTAATAACAAAATATTCGAAGTTAAGTTTGTTGAGCACGAAGCTGTATTCTATCAGATGGGTTCTCTACAGACGTTTGACCTACGTTGTGAACTGTTCGAATACAGTCATCAGATCCTCGATACTGGTATTGACGCTATCGATAGCATCGAAGATGACTTCTCAGGCGATACTGGTTTCTACCAGCTAATGCTTGAAGGCGGTAGCAACATGGCATTCGAAGATGGCTCAACGGTTGTTAACGATGGCTACCGAGTTGAAAACGCTGATCCTCAGGCAAATAACGAATACTTCACTTCAGAGGCAGTAAGCATGGACTTCATCGACTGGTCTGAAAGCAATCCATTTGGAGAATTATAATGGCTTGGGGTTACTTTTACAACGGGACTATTCGTAAATATATTATCATGTTTGGTAGTATGTTTAACGATATTAAAGTCGTTAGACGTAATAAAGCAGGCGAGGATATTCAAACAATACCTGTGCCTATTGCTTATGGTCCAAGCGAAAAGTTCTTAGAAAGACTACAGACTGACCCAACGTTATCTCGAGAAGTTGCTATTCAGCTCCCTCGTTTATCGTTTGAACTTGAGTCTATGGAATATGCTCCGGATAGAGCGTTGAATAAAACGTTAAAGAATACGGGTGTCGGTCTTGGTACGAATACTAAACAAGTTCAGTACAGCCCGATTCCTTACAACTTCAACGTTACTCTATACGGTATGTTTGATAACAACGAAGATGCGGTTCAAGTAGCTGAACAGATTCTACCGTTCTTTAGACCTGAGTGGACAAATAACCTAGAGCTTATTCCTGAGATTGGAGATAAGTATGACGTTCCTACTATACTGAATAGTATGAATATCGAAGATACTTACGAATCAGACTATAGCACTCGTCGAGCTATTATCTACAGCTGGAGCTTTACAATTAAAGGTTATCTGTTTGGTCCAATTAGCAATAAGGGTGTTATTAAACGTTCGATTGTTGATCTTGTAGCGCAACCTTCAGGAAACCCTATCGCTGAAGAGACTGGACCACAGTCTAAGATTACACTTACTCCTGGAGTTACTTCAGAAGGATTACCTACGACTGACGTTACGCAGTCAGTTGCGATTGAACAAATCGAAGCGACCGATGATTGGGGTTATGCTTTCGATAAAGAAGACTTTTTTGATGGAATAAACAGGCACGATCACTGATGAAAAATTTGACTGATAATATGAATGATATTTTAGGTATTGAAGGTGATTTGATTTTAGATGATCCAAAGACTCCTATCGTAATACCTAAGTCTGGTGAGCAAAGTAAAGACATACAAACCGACTATGAATATGCTCGTAGCAATCTTTACCAAGTTATTGAGAAAGGCTCTTATGCTTTAGACTCGCTTTTAGATTTAGCTAAGGCGAGCGAACACCCAAGAGCGTTTGAGGTTGTAAGTCAGCTCACCAAGACTCTAGTTGATGCTAACAAAGATCTACTAGATATACAAAAGAAAGTTAAAGAACTTAAGAAAGAAGAACAAACGCAAATTGCCGAAGAAGGCGGTAGCATTACAAACAATAATTTGTATGTAGGCTCAACTGCCGATTTATTGAAGATGCTAAAAGATGAATCTAATAGATAAAGGCTATCTTGGAAACCTCAACCTCAAACGTAAAGGCGTTCCGGTTGAGTGGGATGAAGATAGACTCAAAGAATATTTAAAGTGTGCCCAAGACCCAGTTTACTTCGCTGAGAAGTATATCAACATCGTACACGTTGACCATGGTCTTATACCTATTCGACTCTATGAATATCAGAAAGAAATCGTAGAAAAGATTACAAACAATCGCCGTGTTACAGTAGTTACGTCCCGTCAGGCAGGTAAAACTACAACAGCGATGGCGGTTATCCTTCATTACGTTCTATTCAATAATCATAAAACTGTAGGTCTGCTCGCTAACAAAGGTGATTCGGCAAGGGAGATTCTTGATCGTATTAAGATAGCATACGAAGCTCTACCGAAGTGGATACAGCAAGGGGTTATCGAATGGAACAAAGGTTCGGTAGAATTCGAAAACGGTTGTAAGATTATAGCAGCGGCAACCTCGTCAAGCGCCATTCGTGGTAAGTCGGTATCGTTCCTTTATATTGACGAAGCGGCATTCGTAGAAAACTGGGATGAGTTCTTCGCTTCAGTATTCCCGACCATATCTTCAGGTAAGACAACTAAGATACTATTCACGTCTACACCTAACGGTCTTAATCACTTCTATAAAACCTGTGAAGGGGCTAAGGAAGGAACAAACGGTTACAAGTACGTTGAGGTTCCTTGGTTTGAAGTTCCTGGAAGGGATGAAGAATGGAGGAAAGATACTCTAGCGTCGATGGACTTTGACCTTCAGAAGTTTGCGCAAGAGTTTGAATGTGAGTTCCTCGGTTCATCGGGTACGTTGATCAACGGTACTAAGTTGAAACAGCTTGTATCAAAGCAACCGATACACGATAACCAAGGGATTAAGCAGTATTACGAACCTCAAAAGGATCACGTCTATTTCTGTATAGTAGACGTTTCAAGAGGTAAAGGTCTAGACTATTCAGCGTTTCATATAATAGACGCTACAACTATGCCCTACCAACAGGTTTGTACGTTCAGGGACAACATGATAGTCCCGATAGAATATACAGAAATTATACATAGAATGTGTAAGAAATATAATGACGCTATCGTTCTTGTAGAAGTAAACGATATCGGCGAGCAGATACCTGCTCTACTATTATACGATTATGAATATGAGAACATTCTTTATACCGAAAGTGCTGGTCGAGCAGGTAAACGTATCTCAGGCGGCTTTAATAGATCGAGCGGTTCTATTGATAAAGGTATAAGAACAACTAAGCAGGTTAAATCTATTGGTTGTTCAATGTTAAAACTGTTGATTGAGGGTGACCAGCTATTAGTAAATGACTGGCATACAATCAACGAACTATCGACATTCTCACAAAAGGGCGTGTCTTACGAAGCAGAACCAGGATGTCACGACGACTTGGTGATGGGACTAGTACTATTTGGTTGGTTATCTGAACAGGCGTTTTTTAAAGACGTAACAGATAACAATACGTTGGCTAGATTGAGAGATAGATCTCAAGAAGAACTCATGGAAAACTTATTGCCGTTTGGTATATTGGACGACGGTATGGATGAGTTTGATGCAGGTACTCCAGAGGACTGGGGAGGCGATGCTGATATGGCCAACGGAACGACCACCACATGGACTAATGACTCATGGTTCTAAACCAGTAATTTTATAAATAAGTTACAAAGAACAAATTGACCTTTGATCAAAGGAGATAAAACATGCCTTTCCAAGTAAGTCCGGGCGTAAATGTAAGTGAAATTGATCTTACCACTGTCGTTCCTGCTGTTAGCACCACTACTGGTGCGCTGGCAGGTGGCTTTAAGTGGGGACCTGTAGATCAGCGTGTACTGATCGACAGCGAAGATCGTCTTGTTAATGTATACAACAAGCCAAACTCAAACACAGCAACAGATTTCTTTACCGCTGCGAACTTCCTCGCTTACGGTAACTCTCTGTACATCAACCGTACAGTCGTTGGTGCTAATAACGCTACATCTGGCGGCACTGGCGCATTCGTTAAAAACGAAGACGACTACAACGAAAACTACACAAACGTTTCAAGTCATGGCGATTGGGTTTCTAAATACCCAGGAGACATGGGCGACTCGTTAAAAGTATCAGTTTGTCATAACGCTGCTGCTTGGCAGTCAGATGAATCAGTTGAATACTACGCTACTCGTAACAGCTCAAACGTTACACTTGGCGGTATTTCTACAGACGCTACTGATTACTTCAACGTTGGCGATATCCTTCTACTAGGTACTAATAAAGAACAGCGTCAGATCAGCGCTATGAGCGGTAACACTATCACTCTTACTTCTGATTACACAGGCGATAACGTAGAAAACGAAAGCACTCTAACTCGTCGTTGGGAGTTCTTCAACTACTTCGACAACGCTCCTACAACTACAGCTTACGCTGAAAGTGTTGGTGCTACTGGTGACGCTATTCACGTTGCTGTAGTAGACGAAGATGGTGCGTTCACTGGTCGTCAGGGTGTTGTAATTGAAACTTACGCTGAAGTATCTGTAGCAGCTGATGCTAAAACAGAACAAGGCGCAGGTAACTACTACAAAAACGTTATCAACCAGCAGTCTCCGTACATTTGGTTCGGTGCTCATAACAGCAGCCTAACTAATGCTGGCGGAAATGCTTCTGCGGGTCTAACTTTCGGCGGTAGCGATTCACCTGTAACTGCTAGCTTCAAAGGCGGTAAAGACGGTACTAAACCTACTGGCGCACAGAAGATCTCAAGCTACAACCTGTTCAAGTCTGCTGAAGACGTTGATGTTTCATTCCTACTAGGTTCAGACGCTGATACTACTCTAGCGACTCACCTAATTAATAACATCGCTGAATCACGTAAAGATTGTATCGTAGTTCTTTCTCCAGAGCGTGCTGACGTTGTAAACAACAACGCATACGAAGGTAAAGAGCGTGATGATGTAATCGAGTTCCGTGATACTCTACCAAGTTCTTCTTACGCTGTAATGGACTCTGGTTGGAAATATCAGTACGATAAGTACAACGACATCTACCGTTACGTTCCATTAAACGGCGATACTGCTGGTCTAATGGTTCAGACTGATAGCACTCGTGACCCTTGGTACTCGCCAGCTGGCTTCAACCGTGGTAACGTTAAGAATGTTATTCGTCTATCTTACAATCCAGGAAAAGCTGACCGTGACGAACTTTACAAGAAGGGTGTTAACCCAGTTGTAACTTTCCCAGGACAGGGTACTGTATTGTTTGGCGATAAGACAATGCTATCTAAACCTTCTGCGTTTGATCGTATCAACGTTCGTAGACTGTTTATTGTTCTTGAAAAAGCAATTTCAACTGCGTCTAAGTTTACCCTGTTCGAATTTAACGATGAGTTTACTCGTTCACAGTTCCGCAACTTGGTTGAACCGTTCCTAAGAGACGTTCAAGGTCGTCGTGGTATTACTGACTTCCGTGTTGTATGTGACGCTACTAACAACACTGGTGAAGTAATTGACCGCAACGAATTTGTTGGCGATATCTACATCAAGCCTGCTCGCTCAATCAACTTCATTCAGTTGAACTTTGTAGCGGTTAGATCTGGCGTAGAGTTCTCTGAAGTGGTTGGTAAATTCGGGTAATAAATAAGGGTAAATAAGGAGAACAACAATGGCGTTTAACATTAACGACTTCTCAGCTGCCCTTACTGGTGGCGGTGCTCGTAACTCACTCTTCCAAGTGCAGATTACGAACCCTATCAGTGGCGTAGCTGATGCTCAAGTTCCGTTTATGTGTAAGGCTGCGTCTATCCCTGCGGCAACTCTAGGTACGATCGATGTTCCATACTTCGGTCGTCAGGTTAAGATCGCAGGCAACCGCACTTACGCTGAATGGCAACCAACAATCATCAACGACGAAGACTATGCGATTCGTAACGCTATGGAACAGTGGTCAAATGCGATCAACTCATTCCAAGGCAACTTGAACAACGCTGGCGGCACTGCTCCTAGCCTGTACAAGTCTAACGCACAGGTTACTCAGTACTCTAAAGACGGTACTGTTCTTCGTGTCTACAACTTCGTTGGTATCTTCCCTACGGAAGTTTCTACTATCGATCTTTCTTGGGAACAAGAAGGCATTGAAGAGTTCACGGTAACGTTCGCATACGATTACTGGGAAGTTGTCGGTGGTACTACTGGCGATGCTGGCGGCATCTAATCCGTAAAAAGTGATATAGCGGGGAAGCATAAATAGTATACGCTTCCCCGCTTTTTAATATAGGATATACGTATGGAACTGTTTGGCTTTCAAATAGGTAAGAAACAAGAAGAAGAGCTGCCGAAAACGGTAGAATCATTTGCGCCCCCAGCAAACATAGATGGCGCTTATGACGTAAACGAAGGTGGCGCTTACGGAACAACCATCGACATGGATGGTTCGGCTTATCATGCTAAGAACGAAGCGGGACTCATTTCACGCTACCGTCAGATGGCTAGACAGCCTGAGTGTGAAAGAGCTATAGACGATATTATCAACGAAGCTATCATTACAGACGAGAAAGAACCACCTGTATCTATCGTTGTTGATAACGTAGAAATGCCTGAGAAGATTAGAGAAGCGATTCGAGAAGAATTCGATAGCATAATCGATCTACTAAACTTCAATAACAACGGCTACGACATTTTTAGAAACTGGTACGTTGATGGTAGAATATTCTTCCATATCATGGTTGATACTGCTAATCCACGTGCGGGTATTCAAGAACTACGTTACATTGACCCTCGTAAAATTAAGAAGGTTCGTGTAGCAAAACGTAAAAACGAAATTAAGAACAATCAGTTTGTTCCTAAGCAATACGATGAGTATTACATCTACGCTGAAAGAGGCGTATCGGCAGGCAATCAGGGAATTAAAGTAGCTCCTGATTCTATCTGTTATGTTCACTCAGGCGTAATGGATGAGAACAACAAACTGATTCAGTCTCACCTACACAAAGCAATCAAGCCACTCAATCAGTTGCGTATGCTTGAAGATGCTACGGTAATTTACCGTCTAGCACGTGCGCCTGAGAGACGTATTTTCTACATCGACGTTGGTAACTTGCCTAAAGCGAAAGCTGAACAGTACCTACGTGATATGATGGCGAAGCATAAGAACAAACTAGTATACGATGCTAATAGCGGTGAAATTAGAGATGACCGCAAGTTTATGACTATGCTTGAAGACTACTGGCTACCTCGTCGTGAGGGCGGTAAGTCTACAGAGATTACTACGCTTCCTGCTGGACAGAACCTTGGCGAGCTTGAAGACGTTGATTACTTCCGCAAGAAGTTATATGAATCGCTAAACGTACCTATCGCTAGACTTGAGTCTGATTCTCAGTTTAATATGGGTCGCTCATCTGAGATCACCCGTGATGAGGTTAAGTTTGCTAGATTCATCAACCGTTTAAGAAACCGATTTAATGAGCTATTCAATACGCTACTAGAGCGCCAGCTTCTATTAAAAGGTATCATAACGAAACCTGAGTGGAAGATGATTAAGTCTCAGATCTTCTATGACTTCCTAGAAGACAACCACTTTGCCGAGCTTAAAAATACAGAAATATTACAGAGCCGTCTTACAATACTACAAGACATTGATCAGTACGTTGGTAAATACTACTCTGTTGAATATGTACGTAAACATGTATTACAACAAACTGAAGAAGATATCGAAGAGATTGATTCTCAGATTGAAATGGAACGTGAGGTTGAAGATGCCGACTTTGATTTTGGAGGCAACCAAGATCAGGATCAGGGCGGAAAACCCAACAATTTCCAGTAGATGTATAACTTTTATAAATACATGTAATAAACTTTAAATAATTAACTTGGAGAATTCCAATGGCTGAATATACTACAAGAGACGCTGTACGTCTTGCCTTTGAGGGTAACGCTTCTGACTTTAGAACTGCTGTTAGCGACCTTCTTATGGACAAAGTCTACGACGCTGTAGAAATTAAAAAACACGAAGTCGCTATGGGCTTCATGTCCGAACCTGAAGATGAGGCGTAATATGAGCATCAAATCTTTTAAGCAGTTTCACGAAGAAGTTGTTACTGAAGGCACTGGCGCTGCGGCTGATGAGCTAAAACCAGAAGAACAAAAAGACGACGAAACTAAAGAACTAAAACCTCGTTCAAAGGGTGAGCAGAAGTTCCGTGACGACCATGTTAAGAATATTAAGAAGGTTGATCACCCAGTAGCTACAGATGCTCAGTTTAAAGGCTAATTATGAAAGTTAAAGGCGCAGCAGCTCCGCTGTCTACATCTACAACCCAGTTTAACCTTTCGACTTCAGTGTGGGTTTTCAATACGAATACAACTCACGGTGTTGTTACTGTTCGTAATATTGCGGATAGCGATGACGTTGGATCGATTTATATTGGTGCTGGTGCTGGTGCTGTTATCGATTTAGAACTTGGACAAGGTTTGCGTGGGGCGAATACTTTAATCGCTACACACATAGCATCCGGAGACTAATATGAAACTGATAACAGAAGTTATTGAAGACATCAAATACTTGTCTGAAGCCAAAGAAGACGGCAAAAAGAATTACTTTATTGAAGGCGTTTTCATGCAAGGCGCAATCAAAAACCGTAATGGTCGTGTGTACCCTACTGAAGTCCTACAGAAGGAAATAAATAGATACAACGAACAATACGTACAGAAAAACCGTGCTTATGGAGAGCTTGGTCACCCACAAGGACCAACTATCAACCTAGAACGTGTTTCTCACATGATCACAAAGTTGGAACGTGACGGAGACAACTTTATCGGTCGTGCTAAAATCATGACCGAAACGCCTTACGGTGCTATCGTTAAATCCTTAATGGATGAGGGAGCACAGCTTGGCGTATCGTCACGTGGTATGGGTTCACTGAAGCAAAACTCTCGTGGTATTGCGGAAGTTCAGAACGATTTTTATCTAGCAACTGCTGCTGATATTGTTGCGGATCCATCAGCTCCTAACGCTTTCGTAGAAGGTATTATGGAAGGCGCTGAATGGGTATTCAATGAGTCAACTAATAGTTGGAAGCAAATCGAAGCTACAGATCAATTGCGTACCCAAATGAGAAGAATGAGTGCTGCTGACATAGAAACTAACAAATTTGCGTTGTTTGAGCAGTTCCTTAATTCGTTAACGAAGTAAAGACATTTATTTTTATAAATAAATCACAGATGAATAACTAATAGGAGCGATCCAAATGTCTGAAAAAGAACTACTCGAAAAAGAGGATGGTCTTGAAGAAGCTAAGGCATCATTTGGCGTAGAAGCTGAAGTTCCAGAGCCATCAACTAAAGAAAATACTCCTCCTGGTGCTAAACCAAAGGATGAAGATAAAACCAAAAACCCTGAGCAGGGCGATTCTGTGAAGCCAACTAAGGTTTCTGCTATTCAGAATATCTCTCAGGCTGTTAAAGGTATTAGCCAAGCTAAACTAGAATCAGTAATGCCTAAGATCATGGCAGCTCTTACTGAAGAAGAAGGCGAAGCTGAACTAGAAGAAGCTTGCGGTAAGAAAGTATCTATTAAAGAGATGCCAAAAGTAACTTCTGAAGACGTAGACGTTAAAGAAGACGTAGTAGCTATGTTCAATGGCGAAGATCTTTCTGAAGAGTTTACTTCTAAAGCTACAACTATTTTTGAAGCCGCTGTTGTTTCTAAAGTAAACGAAATCCTAGAAACAGTTACCATTGACCTTGAAGGCGAAATGGAAGCTACTAAACAGGAAATCGAAGAAGAGTTCGCTGCTAAACTAGATTCATACCTTGGCTACGTTGCTGAAGAATGGATGGCAGAAAACGAACTAGCAGTTGAGCAAGGCATCCGTGCTGAGATCGCTGAAAACTTCATGCGTGGCTTGAAAGACCTATTCAACGAATCTTACATTGATATCCCAGAAGAGAAAGCTGACTTGGTAGACGAACTTGCTGCTAAGGTTGAAGAACTTCAGGCTGGTATCAACGAAGAAATCGAAAAGAATATTAACCTTAAGAAAACGCTTGACGAAGCTAAGAAAGAAATCGTTCTTACTGCGGTGTCTGAAGGTTTAACTGAATCTCAGTCTATCAAACTTTCTTCTTTGGCTGAAGGTGTTGAGTTTGAAGATGAGTCGTCTTACGCTGAGAAGCTTGAGACTATTAAAGAGAACTACTTCGCTACTAGCGAAACAGTACTCACTGAAGAAACTAACTTTGACGATGAGCCTCTTGAGATCAAAGAGGATGCTGAAAAAGCAATCGATCCAGGAATGGCTGCATATATTACTGCCATCTCTAAGAGCATCAAAAAGTAATTTAATATAAATAATACACATTAGGAAAAGTAACTCGAAGGAGACTAATAATGTCAAACACTGATGAACTTATCAAGAAGTGGCAGCCAGTTCTTGAGCACCCGGATCTAGAAGGTATCACCGATGCTCACAAACGTGCCACTGTAGCACAACTACTAGAAAACCAAGAAATCGACGCACGTGCGCACGGTACGGGTTCTGGCGGTTACAACGCTCCAACGCTTCTAGGCGAAGCAGCGCCAACTAACGCTATGGGCGCTTCTAGCTCTACAGCAGGTGCTGGCAGCATCGATACTTTTGACCCAGTACTTATCTCGCTGGTTCGTCGTTCAATGCCTAACCTTATCGCTTACGATATCTGTGGCGTTCAGCCAATGACTGGTCCAACTGGTCTTATCTTCGCTATGCGTTCACGCTACGAAGGTCAGACAGGCACAGAAGCTATGTTTAACGAAGCTAACACTTCTTTCTCTGGCTCTGCTGCTGGTAACACCGCATCTATCCTAGTTGCTAACGGTTCTGCTGGTACAGCTCAGGCTGGTACTGATCCAAACGACCGTGCTAACGGCTCTGGCTACTCAGTATCTACTGGTATGTCACGCTCCGCAGCTGAAGCTCTAGGCGATTCAGCTTCTAACGCATTCCAGGAAATGGCGTTCTCAATCGAGAAAGTAGCAGTTACTGCTGTATCTCGTGCACTAAAAGCTGAGTACACTATGGAACTTGCTCAGGACCTTAAAGCTATCCACGGTTTGGATGCTGAACAGGAACTAAGCAACATCCTATCTTCTGAAATCCTTTCAGAAATCAACCGTGAAGTAGTTCGTACAATCAACTACTCTGCTGTTGCTGGTGCTCAGAAAAACACTACTACTGCTGGTACTTTTGACCTTGACACTGACTCAAACGGTCGTTGGTCTGTTGAGAAATTCAAAGGTCTTATGTTCCAGATCGAGCGTGATGCTAACGAACTAGCTAAAGCGACTCGTCGTGGTAAAGGTAACATCATGATCACTTCTTCTGACGTAGCATCTGCTCTTCAGATGGCTGGTGTTCTTGATTACACGCCTGCTCTAAACAACAACCTACAGGTTGACGATACTGGTAACACGTTTGCTGGTGTATTGAACGGTCGTATCAAAGTATACATCGATCCATACTTCGCAGACACAACTAACCAGTACTACACTCTAGGTTACAAAGGTACATCATCTTTCGATGCGGGTCTGTTCTACTGCCCATACGTACCTCTACAAATGGTTCGTGCTATCGGCGAGAATACCTTCCAGCCTAAGATCGGCTTCAAGACTCGCTACGGCATGGTTGCTAACCCATTCGCTACTGATGACGCTAACGGTACTCCTGCTCGTCTAGGTACTGGCGATGGTAACAAGTACTACCGTCTTGTTAAGGTTGCTAACCTAATGTAATAAAAAGAGTCAGTTCACTGACCGTTTTAGAGGCTCTTCGGAGCCTCTTTTTTATGCCTAAATATAGGTGTAAACAAATTAATCGAGTCAAACGTATGGCTAACATTGAGAATAAAAACTTTCTATCTCCTATAGGGTTTCAGCTATCTGTACAGAAGCTTCCCCATGTAAACTACTTTTGTACATCAGCGTCTATCCCTGATATCAATCTAGGTCAAGCTGATTTGGAGAACACCTTCATCAGATTACCTATTCCGGGAGATAAGCTTACGTTTGGTCAGCTTAACCTAAGCTTCCGTGTAGATGAAGATTTAAAGAACTTCTCGGAGATCTATAACTGGATGCAGTCTATCGGTTTCCCTGACAACTTTGCTCAGCGAGCGCCAGCTCAACGTGCTAACGAAAAGAATACAACGGCTACTACAGTATACAGCGATGCTTCGTTGATTATACTTACAAATCAATACAAGCCGAACATTGAAGTAAAGTTCCTCGATATGTACCCTGTATCACTCGGCTCGCTTGACTTCAACGTAGAGTCTACAGACGTAGCATACCTATCAGGCGAGGTCACATTCGCTTACAGAAAATATGAGTTGAACGTTTTGAACTAATAGGGTATAATATACGTTTATACCTCTAGGAATATTATATAATGAGAATTGATGAAATTGTAGCGCAGTGGGATACCGACTCTAAGATAGATGAAACTGAGCTTGGCGGAGAAGCCGCTAAGATACCTAAGCTTCATAACAAGTATCTTAAGTTCTTTATGGGCGAGCGTGTATCCCTCTTCAAACTAAAAGCCGAAAAGAACAAAACTAAGAAAGTATTGATCGAGTATTACCTTGGAGAGCTTGATAGAGAAGAGCTTCAGGAACTTGGTCGTGATCAGTTCTATAAGAAACTACTAAAGAACGAAGTAGAAACCTACCTTGAGTCTGACGACCTATATATTGAAATCAATCTTAAAGTGGCCATGCAGCAAGAGAAGGTTGATTACCTTGATGCTATAATCCGCAGCCTTAATAATAGAAACTTCCAAATCAAATCAGCTCTTGATTGGCTGAAGTTTACGCAAGGCTCTATGTAATTGGAATATTGAATGTCTGATGTATTAGAAGTATATAAGAAGGATGAGGTCTATCTAAAGATAGATTGTGATAGAGGCACTGCTATGGAGTTGTCTCAATACTTCACCTTTGAAGTTCCCGGAGCTAAGTTTATTCCTAGCGTTCGCAACAAGCTCTGGGACGGTAAGATCAGACTGTTCAATGTAAACACTCGCCAAATCTACGTAGGATTGATTCAGCATATTATACGCTTCTGTAAAGAGCGTGATTATGAAATCAATATTCACGATGGTATACTAGACACTCAAGACGTACCTATAAATAAACTTGAGAAGTTCTTAGAAGAAAAGGACTACAAACCTCGTGATTATCAAACTAGAGCTATCGCTCACGCTATACGAAATCATAGAGCCTTAATTCTCTCGCCTACGGCGAGTGGTAAATCCTTCATAATTTACAGCTTGTTGAAGTACTACCTTCAATCAAAGCAAGCTAAGAAGGCTCTAGTCATCGTTCCTACAACCTCGCTAGTGTCTCAAATGAATTCAGACTTTCTATCATATTCAGAGGGACAATTTAATTATACTCACTTAATCATGGCAGGTCAAGGAAAATCTCACGAAACAGCAAAAGTTTTTATTAGTACTTGGCAATCTATCTATAAACAGCCGAAATCATACTTCGATCAGTTCGATCTAGTAATAGGCGATGAAGCTCACCTCTTTAAAGCAGCCTCTCTTACTAAGATTATGGAGAAGCTTCCTGACTGTAAGTATCGCTTCGGTTTCACAGGTACACTAGACGATACGGTTACAAACAAGCTTGTACTTGAAGGGTTGTTTGGTCCAGTAATGAAAGTGATACAAACCAAAGAGCTAATTGACTCAGGACATCTTGCTGACTTCCGTATCAAAGCTCTTGTACTCAAATACCCGCCTGAGCTATGTAAGGTGATGTGTAAGGCGAAGTATCAGGATGAGATAGCCTTTATTGTAGGGAACGAAAGACGAAACGCCTTTATAAAGAACCTTACTCTTACTAGAAAAGGTAACACACTTGTGTTGTTTCAAATGGTTGAAAAACACGGTAAAGTATTATATAATATGATAAAAGATGAAGTTGCTGAAGGGCGGCACGTCTTTTTTGTACACGGAGGAATAGATGCTGATCAACGAGAAGAAGTTCGAAGAATTACTGAAGGAGAGCGGGATGCGATTATCATCGCCTCATACGGGACGTTCAGTACAGGGGTCAATATACGTAATCTTCACAATGTTATATTCGCTAGTCCTTCTAAGTCTAGGGTACGCAATCTTCAGTCTATCGGTCGTGGTCTACGAAAAGGTAACGGCAAAGACAGAGCAACCCTCTACGATATCGCAGACGACTTACACCACAAGTCCTCAGCCAACCACACTCTTAAACACTTCTCAATCAGAATAAAGATGTACAACGAAGAAGAGTTCGAATACAAAATATACAATATAGAGTTGAAGCATGACAGTACAGATATTGAAGCTTACAAACGGTGATACGCTACTCACTGATGTTTTAGATTCAGATGAGAAGGTTCTTACAATCGTAAACCCGATAGAACTTATTACTGAAACGAATGGAAGGAATGCTACAGCTACATTGTTAGCACATCAGTGGTTGCCTTTATTCGAAGAAGAGAATATAATGTACCTTAATCAAGCGCATGTAGTTGGAGTCGCTAAGGCTACTGAAGATATGCAGGAATACTATGTGAGTGCTATTACTCAGATCCTTCATCCGGAGAAGGCTGAGGAAGAGCGCAAAGAACGTGAATACTACCTTGACCAAATGCTAAAGGTTATGGCTAACAACAATATGGAATATCATTAATGGAAAAGCGTAATAAGAAAAAGAACCCGCATTATGTGAATAATAAGGACTTCTTAGAGGCAATGGTTAATTTTCGTGAAGACGTTCTACGCTGCGAAGAAGAAGGGTTGGCTCGCCCTATCGTTCCTATCTATATCGCTGACTGTATTATGAAGATTGCTACGCACCTATCGTACAAACCAAACTTCGTAAACTACAGCTTCCGTGATGAGATGATATGCGATGGTATAGAAAACTGCCTACAGTATATTGATAACTTCAACCCTGAGAAGTCTAACAACCCATTCGCTTACTTCACTCAGATTGTATACTATGCGTTCCTGCGTCGTATTCAGAAAGAGAAGAAGCACCTGTATACCAAGTATAAAGCCTCTGAGAATGCTAATATCTTTGGCGAGACGGCTGACGTACAGGATCACGACTCTGGCGTAGACTTCAACGACGAGATTAAGTACAACGAATGGTCTCAGGAATACATGTCCGACTTCATTCGTAACTTTGAAGAGACTAAGCGCAATAAGAAGAAGCGTAAAGTAGTTGTTGACTAACGGTTTGAATTCAGGTATAATAGCCTAACTATAAGATGAAAGAGTAACTTCATGCGATTAGCTTTAATCACAGATACCCACTTTGGCGCACGTAACGATAACCCAGCGTTCTTAGATTACTTTGAACGCTTCTACGATAAGACCTTCTTTCCTAAACTAAAGGCTGAAGGGATTGATACTATCGTACACTTGGGCGATATTGTAGACCGTAGGAAATACATCTCTTATGTTACGCTGCGTCGTATGAAAGATATGTTTATCGATAAGTGTTCTGAGAACGGTATCGATCTTCATGTTATTATCGGTAACCACGATGTTCCATATAAGAACACCAACGACATCAACTCTATGGTTGAGCTCTTCCGTGATAGTAATGTAAACTATTACTCAGAGCCTAAGACTGTAGACTTCGGTGGTACACCTATTCTGTTTATGCCTTGGATCAACCGTCAGAACTATGACGAAGCGATTAAAGCGATGGATGAAACTCCTGCGCAGATTATGATGGCTCACCTTGAAGTTGCTGGCGCTTTCATGGACAGAGGGAACGTAAACGAACACGGCATGGAAGTAAACATGTTCCGCAAGTTCGATCAAGTATTCTCTGGACACTTTCACCATAAGAATCTAATTGGTAACGTTCAGTATCTTGGTTGCCCTTATGAGCTAACTTGGATTGACTACCAAGATCCTAAAGGGTTTCATATCTTCGATACCGAAAGCCGAGAGCTAGAGTTCATTCGTAATCCTTATTCGATGTTTCATAAAGTATTCTATACTGATGCTGGTAAGACGGTTGAAGAAATTACAGACTTCGATGCTAGCTTCTATGAGAACACCTTCGTTAAAGTTATCAAGTCAACTTGCGAGAATCCTTACTGGTTTGACCTCTTTATGGATAAGATCTACAAATCGAATCCTATACATATACAGGTCGTTGATGATAATCTAAATCTAAACCTTGAGTCTGAAGAAGAGATAGTAAACGAAGCTGAGGATACTATTACAATCATGTCTAAGTACGTACAAGGGATGCCTGACTACGTACCAAAAGAAAGACTTGACTCATTGATGAGATCATTATATAATGAAGCAATAAATCTAGGAATCTAAGCTTTGATCTACTTTCGTGATATTAAATGGAAGAACTTTCTATCGACTGGTAACGTGTTTACTGAAGTACAACTAGATCGTTCTCCTTCTACTGTTATTATTGGAGAGAATGGTGCGGGTAAATCTACTATTCTAGATGCTATCTGCTTCGTTCTATTCAATAAACCTTTCCGGAACATTAAGAAGCCTCAACTACTTAACTCCGTAAACTCAAGAGACCTCTCTGTAGAGATCAACTTCAAGGTCGGCTCTAACGAATATCATATTGTTCGTGGTATGAAGCCGACTGTATTTGAAATCTATAAGAACGGGTCTCTTCTCGATCAACCAGGAGCGGCTAAAGACTACCAAAAGATCCTTGAAGATACCATTCTGAAGCTGAACTACAAGTCGTTCACTCAGGTTGTTATTCTAGGTTCGGCAACCTTTACTCCGTTCATGCAGCTCAGTGCTAACGATAGACGTGATGTTATTGAAGACCTACTTGATATTCAGATCTTCAGTAATATGAATATGCTACTCAAAGACCGTATCGCTAAGAACAAGTCTGACCGTCTAGATACCGAGAATAAGATAGACCTTCTTGAAGAAAAGATCAACGTACAGAAGGACTATATTAAGAAGCTCGAAGAGCAGACTGAGAAGCAACGAAAAGAGCTCGAAGAAGAAATCAATGAGTGGAGTTTTCAGATCTCTAGCTCTACTGAAAAGATGGGCTCTATTACTTCTACTATAGAAGAACTAAAGGCTAGCATTACTGACTCAAATAAGGTAAATGCGAAGTCTAATAAAGTGTCTGAACTGCTAATGCGCCTCAACGATAAGGTAGCATCAGCTGAGAAGCGATTGCGTTTCTATCAGTCTAATAATCATTGCCCTACTTGTGAACAGGTAATCGAAGCTCATGCTAAAGCAGAAGCATTAGAAAAGAACCAAGCAACGGTAGGTGAAACAACTGATGCTATCGAACAGCTGAAAGTTGAACAAGACAAGCTAAATGCCTCTCTTGATCGTATAAGTAAGGTTCAGTCTAAGATTAATACTCTACAGACCGAATGGAATGAACTACAAGTTGGTGTACGAAACTACCAATCGAATATTCAACGTTGTAATACGAAGATAAGCTCTCTTCAAGAAGTTCATCTAGACGAAAGCGACGAAAGTCCTGTAGAAAAGATCAAGAACTTCAAGCAGGAGCTGAAGGTTAATACTGAGTTCGCTGAAGATCTAAGCCACGAAGCTGACGTCTTTAAGCATGCGCAGGTTATGCTAAAGGATGGCGGTATTAAGACTAAGATCATTCGTCAGTATGTACCTGTAATCAACAAGCTGGTTAACAAGTACCTAGCAGTGATGGACTTCTTTGTAAACTTCGAACTAGATGAAGAGTTTAACGAAGTAATTAAGTCTCGACATCGTGATGACTTCTCTTATGCCTCGTTCTCTGAAGGCGAGAAAGCTCGTATCGACATCGCTCTTATGCTTACTTGGCGAGCGGTAGCTAAGTTGAAGAACTCAGTTAACACTAACCTTCTGATTCTAGACGAAGTGTTTGACTCGTCTATGGATGCTAATGGTGTAGAAATACTGATGAATCTATTCAACGAACTACACGATACTAACATCTTCGTTATCTCTCATAAGGGCGATATGATGGTCGATAAGTTCCGCAGTCTAATTAAGTTTGAAAAAGTAAAATCATTCTCTAGGATCGCAGCATGATATATAAACTACTAGATGAAAACAACCCTTCACTAAGAAAGCCAGCAGAACGGTTTGACTTCGCTAATCCGCCAGTTGACCCAGTAGAGTTGTTTGAAAATCTAAAAGAGACAATGATCGCCAATCACGGTTATAGTCTATCGGCTAGTCAGGTTGGAATACCTTATCAAGTTTTTGTGATGGGTGACTTCAATAACCCTGACTCTATCTTCTCGGTATTCAACCCTCGTGTTATCGAAGAGGGGAAAGATGTACT